TCTTCGTCTTCTTCTTCCTCTACGTTTACATATCCACCAACCTGCATTGTTCGTCTCATTTCTTCATCAGCTTCCATTTCGGCTACTTCCATCAAACCTTGTAGGTTCTCAGGACCAATTTGGTTAGCTGCTTTAGAAGTCATAACGAACTCTCCATCCGATAACCTTGCAGGTATCGAATCTGATACTCCAGATCCTGGTCCTTCAACAGGGCCAGCACCTGAAAATTCTGAAGCTGTTTCAATTACTTTATCAAAAATTACACTTAACATCTCATCTTCGTTAAGTTTTTCAAATAAATAATCTTCTTCTTCTTGACTTAGTGATTCATTTATCACAAAGTCCATATAATCTTCTTCCATTTCTTCATCAGGCAACATTTCAGGCATAGGCTCTTCTTGCATTGGCATTTCTTCTTGTTCTTCCATCATCATAAGATCGCCCATCTGATCTTCTACTTCACCGCCTTCTTGTTTTTGTTGTCTTTGTGCCTCTTCTGCTAACTGATTAAATCTGTTTCTAACATCTTCTTCAGTAAACTGTTCAGCAAAAGAACCAGTTCTTGAAGCGTTTTTGTAAATCTGAGTAATAGCATTGTCTATCATGTCTTGTGGAGCGCCAATATAGTTTTTTAAACTTTTATCTACGTTTTCTCCTAGTTCTAGCTCATATTGTGTATATCCGTCTTCGGTTCTAGGTTGTAATTGTCCTTCAATAACTTCTTTTCCTGTTGCTTTTTTAATTCTAGGCTGATACATAAAAGAAGGATCGTATCCAAAATCTAAAGGATTTTTTGCTTCTGTTTTACCTACGTTTTTATACAAGCTAGGAAGCATATTACTTATAATGCTTTTTATTCCTGTAGCCATTTATTTCTCCTCTTCTTTTCTACTTGTAGCTTCAGCCACTTGTTCCTTCAACTGCTCTAATTGTGCCAGAGAATTGATCTTCCCCTGACTGCGGTACATTTCCAATTCCGATGTTGCCACCACCAGTGCCTGTAACTCCAACGTCTTGCGGTTGTTGAGGTGTTCCAGCAGGGCTTCCCATAGGATTCGGTTGTTCACCAACGCTGCTTCCTCTGGATCATTGAGTATTTCTTCAGGATCAAGATCCAAACTATAGGCTAGTTCACTTACTAATTTAGAAATCTTAACAAATGGTGCAACAGCAGGGCTTTGTGCAGTTTGTAAGAACATTGTCAACCTTTGGCTTCTTACTTCTTTTTGCATCAAGCTATTTGTTCCCATAGCATTAACTTCTAAATCTCCTTCGATTCCTAATTTACCTTCCATAAATTGCATATTCCATTGAAAGTATGCTTCACCTAAAGGTTTTAATAAGAAATCATCTAAATTCTTTACAACTGTTTTAATGTTTAGACTAGCTGCACCTAGTAGCATTGACATACCAGAAGCAGTTCTTGTCATGCTTTGCACACCTGTTTGTCCGTGTGAATAACTAGGAATACCTGTC